ACTTCGGGCGCAGGTGCCGGACAGATTAGAGTGGACACTGACACAGTTTATCAACTTGGGCGAAGTAGTTTAGGCACAGTCAGCGACACCTTGACCCTAGCCATCGCTGCCAAGAATGCCAACAAGAATGCTGTGGCCACACTGACTTGGATCGAACAGAGATGACCTACAGAAAGTATATCCGCATAGTAGAAGCAGCCAACAAGGGCTGTCCCATTGCTACCTACGACATAGACGTCAACCTAAAGAATCGTCAGAAGGCCATTGATGCATATCACTACGGTCCTGCTAATCCTGAGGAGCCAGAATCATATTGGAAGGATGCTGCTGATCGTTGGGATATTACAGAGAAAACTGCTCGTACTATGAAGTGCGGTAACTGTGCGGCATTTGATGTCAGTGACAAAATGTGGGCATGTATAGAAGCGGGTATCAAAGGCGATGAAAAAGACGCAGATGCTATGGCTTCAATACACAAGGCTGATTTAGGTTATTGTAACTTCCTGCATTTTAAATGTGCAGGCACACGTAGTTGTACAGCCTGGGTCACAGGCGGCAGCATAGACAACAAAGACAGAACACACAAGTAAATTCAAATTAATATCAAATGTTTAAAAGACATGATTTGCATTTAGTATCAAACCCAACATGCTCTAGGGCAATTAAAGATCTTGTTGCTAGAGATTTTCAATTCTATGACAAAGACGGATTTGAACTTAACATAGCAGAACGCAAATTCTATTCTGCAATGGGACATCCTATCGAGCATGAAATTTTAAATCACTGCTGTTGGCAAGAGCCCTGGTTTGAATTAACAGATTCCGAATCTTCTTTGATTTTAGATCATTCAATGTTTCTCTGTAGATGTAACTACTCAGGTGAAGCGTTGGATCAATTGCTGGAATTAAAAACTACCGTTCCATTGGCCGCATATCTAGTTCAAACAAAGATTAAGTGGGGATTTGATTTTGCGTTAGATGCAAACATCGATGGTAACCTCTTTGAAGTGCTACACATAGAATACGATGATCAAGACTACGAAACATTCAAAAATAGAATGCTTACCTTTGACTTTACTGTTCGCCACACTGACTGGATTGATGCTGCTAGAAAAATATGGCAGCATAGACATGAGTGGGAACATCTAAAAGGATTTGATCAAAACAACTGGAAATCTAAATTTCTCATAGGTTGGAACAAATCTGAGTACACAGAAAAAAGTGTATGATAAAAAAAGGCCCGGAAAGGGCCTTTTTTGTTAATATAACAAATTGCTCTATGAGCGTAATATAATTTACTGTAATGTAATATTTATTTCTTTACGCTGCTATTGACAAATGAGTACATTTTCTCAGCAGTCTCAAGAACCTTTTCAAGTCCTGGATGCTCTGGCATGCCAACTGTGGTAACAATCTGTCCAGTCTTTTCATCGCGTTGTGCAGTCATTTCCCAACCTTGGAACTTAACGTGAAAATCATCACTGATAAGATCTTTGGCCATCTTTAAGATGTCTGTACGGATTTCATAGCCGTTCTTGTTAAATTTAACTTCTGGTAATTTTGGTGTAAAATCTGACATATTATTCTCCTTATGTGTGTATGTCTATGAGCCTTTAGGCGGCTCCGTCCTTCTTTGGAAACAGTACTTTAGATACTGATTCTACAGAATACTTGGTCATGTCAATGGTGTTGTTAACAGCCATTTTAGCGAATTGAGTTTGTGCATCAATATAGGCGTGTGCAGCCTTATTCAATGCTGGGTCTTTGAATACTTGATCAGTTACTAGCTTTTTAGTGCTTTGAAAAGATTCAATAAAAAAGTGTGGTGTAAACATATTTGTCTCCTGTGTGTAAAGTATGTGTTATTATATATATCTTTTTTAGAAATAGCAATAGAAAATAATGATCATTTCACCATTAACGCTTTTGCTTCTTCATATCGTCCTATGCGAGCTAATGCGCATGCCGCTCTGGTTTGTCCAATTGATAGGCAAATGTTGTACAATGTATTTAAAAAGTTTTTCATAGATAAGTTTCCTTGTGAGAATTAAATTGTCGGATATAGTTTTCCAACTGTGCGGCATCGGTAATGCCTTTGGTGTTTAGATAAGCGTCTAAACGGCTTTGGTAACTAGAACCTGGAAACATTTCGCTCAAACGTTCCATGATCCTAATCATTTGCTCTGATATGAATTTCATGTTATAATCCTAGTGTAAGTGTGTGCAGATACTCATGGTTTCTACTAATATATTTAGCAAAATGTTATTGCCCTGCACAAAAAACATTTGATTCTTTAAAAAGGTTAAATATAACAAAGGATTATAGGTAAAAATGCGTAAAAGTACCAGATCGATTCTGCAGGAATTAAGTGATTTAGGCATAAATCGTAACAAGGACTTGGTTATAGAAAGCCGAGGTACCAACCTTATCGAAAGTGCTGTCAATCTATTGACTATGATTCGCGAGAATTACGATTTAGAAACAGCAGCTGAATTAGAAAGGCGTTTCCTTAACGCTATACGAACAGGCGAGCCAGCTAAATTTAAGCGCGGCATCAAAAAAATACAGGAAAATAAAGACAATGGCTGAAAAAGGCAGTAGAGTCTTTGGTGATACTGTGCCCTTCCAAAAGAAGTACGCAGACGAGATAAAGGCTAAAATGGACAAGTACCTAGGTAAAATAGGTTTACAATCTGTTGGCGTTGGATCAACTGCTGATCCCGACAAAGATCCAGAAGAAACAGCCAGTGACCTAGATACCATGGTAGATCTTGATGACATCATCCAAGCACTTAATCCGCAGGTAGATCAGTCAGACAAGAAAGACAGCATTGAAAAAGCAGCTCGCCGAGCATTATCTAGTGCAATACAACAAATGGGTCTACAGACCAGCCAAGCAGGTGTAAACGTATTTGTACGTATGCCCTTTGGTCCTAATGCACATCAAGTTGATTTAGAGTGCATACGCAAAGTACCTAAAGTAAGTCGTTACCATCAGCACAAAATTCCCAAAGGCAGTCCCTACAAGGGAGTAAACAAACAGCTGATGATTGCTAGCCTAGCCAAACAAAAAGGCTATGTGTATAGTGCATGGGAAGGACTGTATGTTCGTACTCCTGAAAATAAAAAGGGAGACCTAGTAGCAGATGACTGGGATGAAATGGCCAAAGTGCTATTAGGTCCAACTGCTGACGGCAATAATCTTTCCAGCGTAGAAGCAATAATGAAGAGCCTTCCAGCTGATCAAGCTGAAGCTCTGTTGGCCCATGTAAGACAAGATAAGAACTGGGCGGAGAAACAAGCACAGCCCAAAGTTAATACTACTGAGTGGTTTAAAAACATGTTAGGCAGAATAGAATGAGAGCCAGAGAATTTTTACGCGAAGCAGAAGCTGCCACAGTTAAGAAGCTAGGTCGTGCATTCAACCATTTAGAAGATCTAGTATTCTTCTATGGCAGTAAAGGTACACTAGAGTCATTACAACATCTACGAGAAATTGCATCAGAAGAAGGCAGTAAGACTGTGCGTATGAAGTGGGACGGTAATCCGCAGATCTATTGGGGCCGTGCTGCAAAAAATGGACCACTAGTACTGGCAGGACACAACGGTTGGAGCAGAGGTGCAGTCACTGACAATCCACGAGAGCTCTACGACATGCTGACGGGCTGTTCCTACAGCGTCCGCAGGTAGACCAACAGGGTGTTTATAATTTTTGTCCTAACCCAAAAAGCAAAACCTGTTACCATGTACGAGCAGACAGCCAATTGGGACAACAGATTGGTCAGGCACAGGTTATGGTTGTGGGACATGCTTACTTCTCAGAGTTTGGCATGGACGACAGCGACCAGGAGCCCATGGACGACTTCAGCATGTTTAACACTACTCCTGCTCTAATAGTACAAGGACCTGTGTATAACAGTACGCCAGTTAATCTTGCCAGCGATAGCATAGCTGAAGTAGAAACGTTCCTTACCAAGAACGCTGGTCAAATAGACAGCTTCTTGCAAAACACTCCAGGGCTTGGCGATCTTAAAAATATATTGTATACCTATGTAAATCAAACTGCCAAAGTTAGGGCACTTGATCAATTAGGTCCGCAGCACTTTTTCAATTGGATGACCACAAGCAAGGTCAGTACCAACAAGCAGACTAAAATAAAAGAGCTGGCACAGCAACATCAGAATGCTCTTGACTCTATCTTTACATTGGTTAGAATGATCATGGATCTCAAAGACGATGTGATCAACCAAATAGAATCAGGTGAAAAGGGAGAGATCTGGGACACTGAAGGCGAAGGCCGTGTTCGTTATGCTGGGCAGGGCAAGCAGTTCGGTAATGTTAAGCTAGTGCCTAGAAAGCGTTGGACTCCTACATAATGTTTACAGATATAGAATTAGCCACAATGAACGGTGGCCATGCTCTTTATACTCCTGCTAAAGGTAAGATGAGCTTTATCAAAGAACTCAAAGAAGCTAGACTGCTGTACAGTTTAGATGATCTCAAGAGCAGTTACTCCGACACATGTGAAAACTTATACCTAGCCCTGTTAGCTTTAGAGCTCACGGCACATTGTAAAGAAACACAGAGCTTTGCTAAAAAGTATGCCAGCGAAACTGTCAAGTGGGGCGTAGAGTACAGAGAGTTTAGATCCAGTGCCAACGACCTCTACAACCTCATTTATCTTGTACAGGCAGAACCTAGCAAAGTAGAAAAAATATTTAAAAGTGAAGATGCTAGAAAGCTGCGAGAAAAAACGCAGTTACCTTTGATGCAGCTCAACGGATATCTTACCAGTCTTACTACGCCCAACAACAGAGATATCTATTTCCTCATGCGTGTTGAACAGGCATTATCTATTAAGAATTCAAACTCTAAAGAAATACGCAGACTATTAAGCTATAAAAACCCCACAGACAGTGATGTAAAACAGCTGGCCTATAGGATACTTAATGAGTTTAGAAACAGACTATCGCAGTTTGATCTACTACCAGACCTAGAGCGTCAATTAAGCAAGAATCTTACTTTTGATCGCTGATTTTGTCTATTTGAGCCCAATTTTTTTCAGTTGGTATAAATAATATTACAAAGGCCACAGAGTCGTGGTCTAAAGCATAAATCAGAGGAGATTTTATTATGCCAGATATTTCAAGCGTAGTAGTTGGTTCAACAACAGTTGGTGCTAACTATCTTAAAGCCGTACAAAGCCCAGGCGCTGCATTAGGTGGTTTAACAGCCAGCGACACAGTACCATTGTTAACATTCAGCACACCAAATTTACGTCTATTCAGAGTTTCTCTTGCAGGCGTAGATCTAACAGCTACTCCAGGTGCTGCAAACAGCGCATGGTCTAAAGCTGTTCGCGCACTACAAGTAACTAGTGAACTATTTGCTGTATTTGCACCAGAGTATGACACAGTTACAGAAGGTGCTAGCACATTCTGCTATATGGCTCCAGACTTCAACACAAACGTTGGTCCAGCTACAAACAGCAACCCATTGAGCACTCCGCTATTCACAACAGTTGAGACAGCTATTAATGATGCAACTGGTGGTACAGCTACCGTTAGCTATGTAGCCTTAACAGGTGTAGCAGTAGCTTAATTCTTTATCAAACGGGATGGGAAGGGGCCCTAGTTTTTACTAGGGCTTTTTTACGACTATTAAATACAGCATGAAAGACGAAACTTTAAAATTACTTAATATTCATAAGAAACATGTTACTATTACATCTGAGTTAATAGAACGTGTTTTAAAACTTAAAGACTATCATCCTAGTAGACAAATGACCAACAGAGGAGGATGGCGATCTGATAAGTTTATCGATGAAGAACTATGGATTAAAGAATTGCGAGAATACATAGAAGAACTGTGCGAATCTGCTACTCGTAGATTTTGGATTAATATTAACGGCAAAGGACACTGGAACGAATGGCATACGCACGAATACGCAAGATACGGTATTGTATTTTACCTACAAGTTCCCCAAGACTCTGGAGACATAGTTTTTAGAAAAGATGACATAGAATACCCGCTAACTCCTTATCCAGGTTTGTTGTTAATGATTCCTGGAAGATTAGAGCATAAAGTATTACCTAATAATAGCGAAGAAAATCGTATAAGCATTGCTGCAAACCTAGAAAAATTAGTAGACCCTTTGAGCCCATATTAAATAATCCATGCAATATAAACTATATACACTAGTTGACATAACTAACACCGGACAATATAGATTTGAAGACGGCAAAGAAGATCTTTGGAAAAAAGAACAGAACTTCAATACTCTACTGTTTACACTAGGGCTACGGTCAAACATAACATATACAACAAAACCGCAGAGACTAGAAGTAGGCGGCCGCCTCATAGGCTTTGACACTGATGAGATCATACGAGTTTGGCGGTTTGACTGGTCTACAGAGGGTGATTATTATACCGTAGATGATGATAATATTGGTTACCTAAAACAGGACTTCCATCTGGTGCCCTATATTGAAGGGTTAGATGAAGCAATGGAGCAGAGGCACCGTGTGTTCTGTACCCAGGATCCAGGCAAGAATATTGTTTTCTTTTTGAAACAATAAATAAAGAGTAGGCTCATATATAGGCGATAGTTAAAGGCACATGTCCGGAAGGAACTTGACCAACAGGAGACCCGCCTATATGGCAACCACAGCAGAACGTTTGGGCATTGTAGAAACCAAAGTCCATAATTTAGATGAAAAAATTGATCATCTAAAATCAGATGTTAGAGATGTACACGACTGTTTAGATCGTACTGGTGACGAGCTTAAACAACAGTTGCAGACCATGCACGACGATTCCTGCAGACAGCACAATGAGCTGGCTGGGAAGATCAGTGAGTTAGAAAAATTTAGATTAAAATGGACATATATGATTGCAGGTGCTATTGCTGTGCTGGGAATTATGTCAGGCCACTTTGAGAAAATAGAAACTTTTTTTAAGTAATGTACAATGTATCTACGAGAATTTACCCAAGAAGGAATTGTTGATGCCGCAGTCCAATTTCATAGAGAGCTAAACCCTAAACTATGGAATGGTAAAGTACTCAAACCAATAGTAAGATACAAACTTTTAGAAATTGCTAGACATTTTATTGAATTCATAGACATACCTAATCTACGTTTGAAAGACGTTACTATATCAGGTAGTAACGCAGCCTACAGTTATACATCACAGAGCGATATAGATCTACACCTAGTAGTTGATGTTCCTGAACAACAGGAAAAACTACTAAAACCTCTATACGATGCTAAAAAGAATCAATACAACTACAATCACGATATTAAAATCAAAGATATAGATGTAGAGTTATATGTACAGCCCAGTGTAGACAAACATCACAGTCTGGGCATTTTCAGTGTACTAGATAACAAATGGATATCAGAGCCTACCATGGGCTCAGTAAAGATCAACGACAGCGATGTGCAGTTAAAAGTTGATAATTATTTAAATAAAATAATGCAGGCACTGACCAGTGATGAACTGGCCACTGCAAAAGATATACAGCAAGAAATAAGCAAGATAAGACAAGCTGGTCTAGAGCAAGGTGGAGAATTTAGCATTGAGAACGTAGCCTATAAGGTTTTACGTGCTAAAGGATTCATCGAGCAACTGCGCCAGCATATATACAAGTTACAAGACAAAGAGCTGAGTCTCGGAGAACAAAAATGAAACGCAATGAAATCATAGAAGGCCTACGCGATCCCAAAGATAATCCCTGTTGGAAGGACTACAAGCCTGTGGGTACTAAAAAGAAAGGCGGCAAGACTGTGCCTAACTGTGTGCCAAACGAGGGAGTAGAAGAAGGGCGATATGATCGTCGAGATGCTTACCAACGTGATTATGATTCGAGCATTTCAGGAATGGATGGCAGCGATCGTCGCGAATTCAAACGCCGTGAAATGGAACACGAACTAGGACACGAGACTAACAACTATGCTGTGGCCATTGACGGACGTACATGGAAAGTGTTTGCCAGCAAGAATCATGCGCAGGCAGTGGCCCGTTCTTTGCAAAACAAAGGCAAGAATGCCACAGTACATGAAACAGGCGCTGAGCCAACAAATGAAGCTGTTAAAAAAGAAGCACCTAAACCTCGTAACTTCGTAGCCAAGAACGCTAAAATGGGCGGCGCTGGACAGCACAAAGATAAAAAGAAAGCTGAAAAACAAGGCGATGCTAAACATAAAAAGCCTTACTATGAGCAGAACTATACAGCCGACGAAATGGTAGATATTCTTTCTGGAAAGAAAACACAAGCACAGGTAGATGCAGAAAGAAAAACAAAGCCGCAGACAGCTCCGCAGGGTCAAGCACCGCAACAACCTAAAGCACCTAAAGCACCCGCAGTACCAGTAGCGCCTGCTAGAGAAGCATCGGGCGAACTTAAGGTACAGAAAGACGATGACAAAGCCACTGTGTTGCTTAATCCAGCAACTGGAGTT